GACGTGGGGCCTTCCGATTTTTTTTTTTTTTTTTTTTCCCGCGGAGAAAGATAAAACCGCGTTTATGGAATTTTATATTTTATTATTGGCGCGTTTTAAGCATCAACGGCAAAAGCATTTTTGGAATTTATTATTTAATGGGGCGACAACACCACCAAGAAGCAAGAACAAATTAAGCGACGGCGTGCATCATAGCAAGCATCATCTTCATTGGGACATATTCATCATGATCTTCATGAAATTTGTCCCAAGCCTGGATAATATTACGAGGACCAAATTGAACACACTTAATATGCAAGTTTACAACTTCATCATATTTGGGGAACTTAACAAACATCTCCTCAGTAAGCTGCAACTGTTTCATCTTCTCATAAACATAGGCATCAAACCGGTTATCACCAATAGGTTGGATAGACTCCAAAACACGGTAAGCCTCCTGCAACTTGTTGTAAATTTCCCTGTCAAGAGCAAACATAGAAAACACAATCAACCTTGCAGCAAGACGAGCACTGTCCAATGGTGTATCGGAACTGTTGAATATTTTACTAGCTGGGCCAGGTCGCCAAGGACGCCACAGAACACGGTGCACTTTGCCACCATAACTGAATTCTCTAAATTGGAATTGGAGAAACACAGGAGCATTAAGATCCAACGTCAACGATTTGGAGAATAGCTTCGTGCAAACATGAATTTCATCTGGCGAAATCTCCATGTTGAACATACGCAACATAATAAGAGACATCAACTTGGGATCAAAGTTGAACTTTACCTTCTTATTATTGAGGTCCAACACCTTCTTAGCAGCAAGAAACCAATCATCACCATAAGTTTTAACCTTTGAATTGTTAACAACGACAGAAATTGGTAGATGACCATTCATAATGGTAAGCGAAGTAAACAATTGAACAGCATTAACCATTCCATTTGCACCGGTAGTATTGCTGGTGCCACTAGGCATAGTACCAGCAACAAAATAAGGAAGCCCAGAATGGGGGTCTTGCTGGACTTTCTCAACAGTTGTGGCAATATAGTAATCACGATAAGCTTTATTGACCGCATACTCAGAAGTACCGACATCACCACAGCGCAACACACTTAAAAGCAGACCAAGCGTGAGCGCCAACATATGATGGCGAACATGCAAATCAAATTTTGAATAATCACCATGGACAATATAGTAGTGTTCCAATAGATACTCTTCAGGCTTATCCCAATCATCACCAAATAGCTCACGCAACAAGGCCTCTCCACTACCA